TGGCGCTTTGAGTTCTATCCAAGCGCCTATATCAGAGACATACACATCTGGCATACCTTCTCCGACAACGTTTTCCACTCGCTGCAACCAGATGCTGGAAGGTTTTCTGCGTCGCATAGTATCCCAAAGTTTCTGTTCATCTTTTCTCATACGAATATTTCCTCATTTGTCAAGCACTTGATTTTGTTAACAGTCATCATCGAAAATTGAGCGAGCCATTGTCCGCGTATCAAAAACCAATCCTGTCCATTGTATGCTCGGTCGGCAACTTTGACTCCGTGAGTAAACCACATACGCGGTCTGATGCGTACCAACACGGGTTTACTTACTGAGTCGTCAACCATGAACATGTCGAGAAACAATGTTTGCCCGGTTTTCATATAACCACGGCGATTGGCGCGCACCGATTCATTTTCGTCACGACGATCAGAACGTAGCAACCGGGCGATCACCACAGCGTTTTCTCTGTCTTCAAGTTCACCAAATCGCTTTACCGGTCCGTTGATATTGTATGATGCAGGGTGTTCATAAATATCACGCCACATAGAATGCGCTGGGTTGAGCTCCATAAACTTGATTTTGTGCTTGGCGAGTTTTGCCTTGTCTGCCGCGGTGAGACCGGTTGTTGATCGTTTTTGAATGTAATGAGCTGCTTTGGCTGGACCAATGCCTATGAGGTTGGTATATCCTCCTATAACAGCACCGTCTCGCGCCACCCAATTAGCCTCTGATTTATCCGCGTCAAACGGTACGTACCCAATCCCTTCGCTATTGAGTTCGCGCAACGTTTCAATTGTTTGCTCATCATCCTTGGCGTTGCGCATTAACGCCGCGGCATATTCCAATGGGTGATAACGTTTCATGTAGGCGCACCAATAACTGATTATTGAATAAGCCACTGTGTGGCTTCGATTCATCCCCCATGCACCAAAGTTGACTATTTCACTCCAGATTTGTTCTGCAGTTAATTTGTCCAAACCGTGTTTGCGAGATCCGGTGACGAACTGCTTTCCCATCCGATCGAAGTATTCAGTGCCCTTGCGCCCGGACATTGCCTTGCGTATCGTCGATGTGTCTTCCCAAGAAAAATTGCCAACTTCTCGTACAATCCTCATCACCTGTTCTTGATACAACACTACGCCATAGGTATCTCCCAGATACTCTTCCATGGATGGGTGGGCGAACTTTACCGGTTCTCTGCCATGAAAACGATTGATGTATGTGTTAGCAGCCCCACCACCCAGCGGTCCTGGACGAGAGAGCGCTGTGATGTGATCAAGATGTTGAAACTTTGAAATGTCAATTTGTACAGACACTTTTCGTTGTGCCGCGCCTTCAAACTGAAACACGCCAGAAAACTTGTGTTCACTGAATATGTCAAATACAGCTTGATCGTTAAGTTTGAGCCCATACAGTTCTGACGAGCTCACACACCCAGCATCCTCAATCACACCTAAAGTACGTAATCCCAGCGCGTCAATTTTGAGCAGGTTTAGTGCCTCAGCATCTTTCTTATCTATTTGCGCTATACCGTCACGCACCGTGCAATATTCGATGACCGGCACGTTACTAACGATCACTCCAGCGGCGTGCACTCCGCTGTGAGAAGCGTGCTCCTCCAATTCTGTCATGAGGCGAGCTTCTGGATAACGTTCCAATAACGCTCTGCCCGGCTCGGTTCCTGTGAGCGTGTCTTCAAGACTGTTGCCATAACGAGCGTCACCAGATGAATGTTCAATCAAAACATTAGCGACATTGAATGTAGCGCCTTTTGGGATGCCGAGGCGCTTGCCAACGTGAGCCATGACGGAGCGTGGCTTGAGCCTATTGACTGAACCAATACGCGCGGTGTTTTCTGCGCCATACTTTTCGGCCAAATACTGAAAAGCCTGTTCGCGTTTTTGATCGTTGAAATCAATGTCAATGTCTGGCAGGTCGACACGGTTGACGTCAATGAAGCGCTCGAAAATGAGATTGTGCACGATAGGATCAACCTCAGTGATACGCAACAAATAACATACGAGCGACCCGGCAGATGATCCGCGTCCTGGCCCAACGAGCATGTGGTCTTTCGCCCAACGTATTAAGTCAGACACTACGATGAAATAACTGTCAAACTCCTTTTCACTAATCAACTTCAATTCACGTTCCATGCGGCTTTGGTATGTTGTTGTCCAATCACTTATATGTCCATGTGAGAGCCGATAGCGTTTGCCGGCGAGAACGAGTTTGCGTAAGTTTCCCGTAACGGAAATGATTGGCGCTCGCGGTAACTTTAATCCGGCACAACGCTCTGCTACTGAGCGGGTGTTTTTCAAAGCGCGTTTCCACTCTGCTTCATCCATCCAACAAAATGACAAGTCTCTCAGTTCTTTTTCGCCAACTATGTATTGTGGCGTCATACGTTGATTGTCTGCCCATGCAAGGTAACGACTACGATCATCTGGGCCAGGATAATCAGGATCACTGGTGATGACCAACGGTTTGCCGGTATCGTGTGACAATTGAATGGCTCTGCGATTATGTAACAACGAGCTTGGATTCAAGTCCACAAAATCGAACAAGGCTGGGTCCGTTAATGAGTCTCCGGCGAATCGCACCACCCCAACCGCTTCGGCCAGCTCCTGTGGCGATTTTGGTGGGAAGGAAGAGAATCTATAGAATGCCGCGGCATCAGTAGCCAATACCCAATATCTGCCAACTTCTGGCAACTTGAATTCAGCGCCGAATAACGGTGTAACCCCAACCGAATTTAACTCGCGTTCCCACCCAACGTGCCCCCATGAACCGGTGCTATCAACAATACCTGCCGCGGGAGTCTTCAACGCGGCTAAACGTTCTGCCACACGCGGTATGGGACCGTAGGTTTTGCGAAAATTGTATTCTGTTCTAACTCTTAATTGAGGTATCATGTAAGTATCCCCGCCTTCAAGCATATTTCCCACAGCGCATTCACATCGTCCAGCGCGCGGTGAGTTTGTTCCAATGGGTGACCCATATAATACTCATACAATTCCAACAGTCTTGGTCTGCGACCAAATATTGGAACGTGCTCTTGCACGGTACAAATCAGTTGCCGCGGCCACGGCCAATCAGTTAGCTGATGAGCTCGTTGCAATTCAAAGCGCATCAGTGAAGAGTCGAATGGCAAGTTGTGAGCGATGAGTGCATCAGCTCGCTGAAATAATGGTCGCAAGTCATCAGCAACAACGCGGAAAGATTTTTCGCCTTTAACCATAGCGTCAGTGATACCGTTGATTTTAGTCACTACCGGCGGGATTGGTTCACCCGGGTTGATCAGAGTGTGATACTCTTCGATCAACTTTTCGCCGTCAACTAACACACCACCCCATTCGATGATGTGCGGTTGCAGCTCAATTTTCGCCTCTGGGTGAAGCGGTAAGCCGGTTGTCTCGGTATCAAATATCAGCGCGAGCATCGATTCTCACAATGAGTTTTAGATCAATACCGAGAATGGGATAGGTATTGAAAATGCAATAGTGATACCAGCGCTTACCGGCGATGTGCGGATTCGTGTGCGTCAAGGTGTGAACCTCTTGAGCTATGCCAATGCCTCTGCTGTTGAAGAAACGTTTCCAGCGTTTCAACTCATCTTCAGTACAGTGCATTCCAAGGTGACTGGCGCGGTGCGGATCAGCGTCATTGCGCAAGTCCAGCCAATTCGGTCCGCCTTCATAGGCTAAAATCTCCAATTCACCACCCTTGAGCAGCTGATAATCGAAAGACAATTCGGCTGCGTTGTCCGCTCTTTGACCAAACACTTCACCAGTGGCTTGTACGTGATCAATGACCATCTTTGTAGCACCAAGCGCTTTCAGCAATTCACGCGCCGCTTCTGGATCGCGCGGCGCAAGTGCAACTTGTTCAATTTGAAACTTCATACTTGTTATTCCTCCTGATATTTTGTAGTGATCACGCTCCGTATGGAATGTCACATCCAGCGAGATATTTGTGGCGTGATTTATCGCTTAGTAGGAACGCTATAAACTCCGCCACGACTGATACTGGAGTTTCCTCTCCAGTCAACAAAGATGCATGTTGGTATTGACGAGCTTGCTCTTTGGTCCAGTTACGTACCGACATCACTTGCCGCTCAATGTCAAGACTCATGCCAGTACCGGCAAGTTTGTTTGGGCTGACAGAGAACACGGTAACGTGAGGTGCTAACTCACGAGCCAGTTGGCGGGTAAGACCAAGCGCGGCGGCTTTGCTCGCGTTATATGCGGCACTGGCGCGCATTGGTATGTGCGCAGCGTTGCTGACGATATTAAGTATCGTGCCTCCACTGGCGCGCAATCGCTGTTCGCAAGCTTGAGACATCAGGAACATCCCCTTGACATTTACGTCCATGACATGATCCCACTCATCTTCACTGACGTCGTCCAGCCAATTGATCCGGTTTACGCCAGCGCAATTGACCAGAATGTCCAAGTTTTTACCAATCCAGGACAAATCAGGTTTCAATACATCATGGCCGTTCGCTATGTCATATGGCATTACCTTGAAATGACGCTCCAACATTTTGTCGACAAGTTGCCGGCCCAAACCTGAGTGGCTACCGGTTATAAGTACAGTTTTCATTTTTCGCTCCTTTTGATGTCGGCTTCAATCATTGCCGCATAAATTGCTATGTCGTGGATCGAATCTGTGTGACTCAATTCACTCGTCGCAAATCTGGTGAGCTTGATGACTATCAGCTCAAATAGATGCCAACGGTCAGACACAACCAATTCACTGGGGATGTCTGTTCCAAACAACGCCTTCATTACGGGACCAACCCGCAAGTAGTTGTCGCGATATACCTTATTGCGATCAGTGAACGTTTCAGCCATGTGGTGTAAAATCTGAGAGACAGAATCGACATCACCGTAAGGATTCAACATCGCTACGTTGAACAGATGTTTGTCTCGATATGCATCTAAAACGTCTTGGCGATCATCATAAGCCATCACTATGTCGGTCCATTTCAAGTTCTGGCTGATCAAAAACGTTTTGAGAGCCGGTGCTGGATCATGGTTACCTTCTGGGCGCATCAAGATCTTAAAACCGAAGGGGAATGATCGGAAGTGTTTCTTTAACCACTCTTCAGTTTGTCGTAGATATGATATTGGGCGCCCAGTGACAATAACCAATTGATAACCTTTGAGAACCGCTTCATGAACGTAGCGCTTGTTGATTGGTTCATCTTTAGTGCATGCATCGTGATACGCTGTGAAGAACAAACGTTCTCGATCGATGAGCTTTCTACGCCATCTGTCATCACTCAGACAACCATCCAGATCAAAAATGACGTACTTCATTCAGATCCTCTCAACAGGTCTGCCGCCTTGGCTATTTTCCACCCAACACCTCCACCAGTAGTTAACCCGACTTCACGCGCGGCTTCCTCAAGTAACTTAATGGCGAGTTGCTCTTTGGGGATGAAAAACACCTCTGACCACGGCCACGCTTCCGTGACAAGACGCTTCATCTCGCGTATCACCTCAGCATATTCCCCTTGCGTGCGCAGTGAGGAGCGCGAACGTACCAGCTGCACAAAGGCTCGTAAATTGTATCGGGCCATCAGCGTGGTCGATGTGTTCATCGGCAAAATACCGCGGGCATCTTCTTTGGCGTAATTTGCTGCCAGTAACGTTCCATATACGCTACGGGCATATGTCACACCGGCGTCGAATACGTCATGGCCTAAAGTGCCGGTTGGTATGGGGTTGTTTATTTCAACCTCTTCGGCATTTACTACGCGCAATGATTGCATTGCGTAGCTACCTGTGCGTGTGCGTGTCATTTGCTGCGCGGTTGCACGAGTAATGCCTCTGATGATAAATGTCACTGAGACAAACTCCCATGAACTGGGAATTGTTGAAGCCATGGCTTCCAGTTCTTTGAGTATGTCTTCAGTAGAAAGTTCTGTGTCGATCAATTCATCAGCGCTTTTCAATCGAGCGTGCTTGGTTGCCACGAGTAACCGCGCGGCATACCAAACGCGACCAATGCCAGTGTAATCAATTAGTTCTACTTTCATTTCTGTCCTCTCCCAACGGCTACCAATTGCCGTTCATAAGGTGTTGATTTGATGAGACGTCGCACGACGGCTATGTCGTGAACAACGTCGTCCAGCAATATGTTACGCCATGTGGCGAAACGCCCAACGGAAAATATTCCGTAGTGAGCCGTTAAACGGTGAAGCAATTCTCGCCGCAGTTCTTCTGGTACGGGAGCAATTTTGCCGTAACTCTGGTGGTGAGCCCCTTTCTCTGTTGAAATGAAATCAACGTCATTCAACGCGAAACTACGCGACACATCACCCACCCATCGCGTATCCCCAGCACTGT